GCCGCTAAATCTGCTTTGTTTATTAATTCTAAACGAATTCTATATCTGTCTGCACCAGGAGCTGTAATATTTGGTTCAGAACCTTGATTGTCATATAGGTCTGCATCGTCATCTGAAGAAACAGTTTCTTCAATTCTTTTAAAACCAATTTCAGCAGTAGGCGTATTAGTATATTTTGAAATGATAATTTCTTGATTATCTGTAAATACAAAAAATCCTTTTGAATAATAAATGGCTCCACCTGCAACGAAACGAGAACCTCGTCCAACTGAAGTAGTTGCTGATTCTACTTGGATATTAGTTAATGATGTAGCCGTCATAGTTTCACCAGGTTCTGCACGAGGTGTAGCAGTCGTATCAGTTCCAGTCCAGTTTTTTGTATTAGTGTATTTGCCATATAATGTAAGAGGATCAGAGCCCGTTGCTTCTACTACTTTATCAACTGTAAATTGAATATTAGAAGTTTGACCAGTATATACTGCACCGACTAAATCTTGTGGAGTTGGAATTGGAATTGCTGTAGTATTAAGTCTAATAAACTCATAGTTATTATCAATTTGTGCAGTACCATCTTTAATAAGAGTATTATCTTCATAAAGATTATTACCCATTCTTTCAATTTGTTTTTGAAGAATAGTTTGAGATTGTGTTAACTCTCGCGCCTGAAGCTTTCTACCGCTATTAAAAAGAATACGATAAAAGTTATCGCTATCAGCATAATCATCCTTATAGGTTGTGCTAAAAGTATTTTTATTGACTAGTTGTACCATGCTTTATCCTATAACGTAATAATAACTTTAACATCGTCTGTGTTACCAGCAGATCTTTGAATTGCGGCTCTATTTTCTATATAAACTATTTCGCCAGTTCTATTATCTATATCGGCATTTGGATAATGACCTGTTGGAGCGAAGTTTGTAATATCTGGATTTTCTATATTATCTGCTATATTAAATGCTCTAAATCCAGTGGCTTCTGTTTGATAATAATATGCTCTATCTCCAACAACGTCACCAATAATTGCTGAGAATCCACCTACTTGTGTAACAACTGGATCTGTCAGACTTGCAAGCTGGGCAATATCAGAAGTGAGACCAGTAAAATATGGCATGATTCGAGCAGTGTCAGATGTAACTAAAGTTCCGCTATTATCTCTTGGATCTTTCATAATACCGACTTGACGGAAATCTCTGTTATTTACTGGAAAATCTGGTTCTGTATCCGCACCTTCTTCTTCACCTTCGATCTTTACATCAAACATAAGAGAAGTAGATCTTAAATCAAATACTGGATTTGCACCTACACCTGAATCATTACCATGAAGTACTGCTCTTGCCGTGGCATCTGTAGTAGCACCACCACCCGAAACAACTACATTAGCATAATCATAATTTCTTCCAAATAATGCTAAACTATCAACACTACCTGGATTGATAAGAGGAGCATCAGCCATTTCAATTTTAGATACTGCACCGCCACTTACAAATGCTGTAGCAGCAGCAATAGGTGTATACGTATTTACTCCAGTACTATCACCATTACCATAAATTGTAACAGTAGGAGCTGAAGTATATCCTGCTCCACCTTCATTTGTAAGCTCAATTCCTAAAATTTGTTTTGGAATCGCAGCATCACGAATACCAGCTTGAACTTGTTGAAGTGCATTTAAACCAACATCACCAGTTTTTACGTATTCAACTGGCATGAAGTTTGCTGATAAGAAAGCAGAAGCTTTAGCACCACCAATAGTATAAAGGTATTTCCAAATATATCCATCAGCCGTTTCGAAATGTTTAGTAGAAGTACCAGTTGGTTGTACAGTTGAAGGGTTAATTGCACCTGTAGCATCACGTGATTGTTTTAAACAAATATAAACTTGTTGTTCATCAGTCATCACATAATATGGATTTTGGTTCGTAGCACCTACGGTTCCAGGTGTTTTATCTCTTGCATCGTCGTATTGAGAATAGTTTGTACCAGATGTCCAGTTAAAACGTGGAACAACAAAAGAAACATCAGTAACTTTTTTGGCAGCCTGCGCGCTAAGTCTAAAGTTTCTTTCATCACGAATACTATTATCTGGTGTGCCAGTAGGAACTGTATCATCATTGTTCCAATCTTCACCACGACCAATAGCAACATAATACGTTGCTAATGAACCTTTAATATCATCATAAATTACTTGTAAAAAGTCTCTTTTAAGTTTATCAGTTACGACTGCAGGCATTTTCTATTTCCTATTAAGCTATTGTTGCACCGTAGTGACCAGCGACATACCAATTTGTACCATCCCATACTAAAGTCACTGCATCATATTGATCTAATGCAATTGTTGTTCCTTGCGCAAAACTATCAGGAGTTATTGTTACAATACCAGCTCCTTTGTTTGTCATTATTTTTACTTCACCGGCAATAGCTCCATCATCTAAATCAATTGCCATAGCTGATGCTTTATTATATGAAATGCATGAAGTTGAGGTATTATCGAGAGTTGCATTATCAGTAAGAGCTGTTTGTTCTAGTCTCAATCTTCCAACTTCTACAGACCCACTACCTTTAGCATCAATATTTAAGCTTACATCAGTGCTACTTCCCTGTGCAGAAATTAAAGGATTATTAGCATTATTTACTCTTATGTAATTCGCAGTTCCTTGTCTATCTAATTCTAATATAGTATTATCTTGTGAATCTTGTAAAGACTGCTGAACTATTGGTCTATATAAAGTTTTATTAGCCATTGTTTGAGCATGATCTAACATCGCAAACGTATCATTAGATGTAAGATTCGGCAAAGTAATATTAATATTGCCTGTAAGACCACCAGCAATTACTGAATATTGGTGGCTTGAATCAGCATCCCAAATTTTAGGATCATGTAAAACTGGACCATTTAATGCTGGCGATAATAATGTTTTATTTAATAAAGTCTCAGATGAAGAATCAGTAACTAAAATACCATCTGCATCTGGCAAATAAATATTACGATCTGCCGTTGCATTTGCGGCTCTTAGAAAAGTTTCATTCGTATCAGGAGTTCCTTCAAACTCAATGCTTGAATCATTAATAGTAATACTTGCTGACAAAGCTGTACCACTACCAAAGGCAGTATAAATTTCATCAAAGTTAGCATTGATCTTTTGACCAGCAGATCTTAGTGTATCGCCAGTTCCGTCATTTGCTGTTGTGCCTCTGCTGATTATTTGTTTTGACATATTAAAACCTATAAAATTTAATTCTATTTATATCGATTTATTCGATTAATTTAAACTTATAATGAAGAATCTCTATGGTGGAAGAATGGATTATATCTCGAGAACATATCGTTATCCATTGTTTCGATTGCATTTGAGAAGTCCATAACTGGATCAGCAATAGAATCTTCATCAAATGTATGAGAATTGTTACTAGCAAAATCTCCTACTTCATAGAATCTAATAAGTTCTTCTATTGTATAATTTTGATAATCTGCAATGGTGTTATACAACATATCAACGTGAGAATCTTGATAGTTAACGTTACCATCGCGTTTCCAATCAGAAGTTTTAATTGTTCCACCTAGTTCAGAATAATAAACTTCATTGTTAGTATTTACTGAAACAATTTCACTAAATCTTGATTGCTGGAAGATTGGTTCATATACTTCATTTACATAAGAAATAATAGCAGAATCTTCGAGTGGGAAACTTACTCCAATTGGCATAGTCGCTTGAGAGGTAAATGATGTTTCACCTTCAAAATACCAACCTGCTGGATGCATAAATTTCTTATATAGAGTTTCATATTGGTTACGAGAAAGACCAAGTTTTAGAAGTAATGAATAGTTTTGATAAAGCTTATAATCTTGAATATAATTTTCATAGTCAGGACCAATTTCATCTTCACCAACTATAAAAATATCTTTCTTCGGATATATGACTTCGACTTCAGTTTGAAAGAATGTTTTAAAAAATTCTTCAATACCTTTTGGTGTACCTTTTTCTCGATACAAATAGGCAAGTCTTTGAAGAGCAAATCTCGCATTTGTAAACTTTTCATTATTTTCAAGACGACTTGCAAGTTCATAAGTAAGCTGTGCTAAAAATTCTTCTGGTATTTCTTCAGTATCTCTTAAAGATAATATTTCATGAATTTTATTATCGAATGCATGAGTACCACCATCTGAATCCATAAAATCGTAATATGCATCAAGAAAATTTAAAAGCTTCGGATAATTCTCACGTATATGAGAAGACAATACTTCTTTTACACGTGATTCGTGAAAAATATCCGGTCTTCTATTTTTCTGATCGTTACGATGTCCCATTATAG